GTTTTGAATATACAAATACTGGTACGTTGCCACGCCCAACGTTAAGTGTTGCCAATTTGGACGGAACAATTACAGCGTTGTTGCTTGAAGTAAACGGAATAACCCCTGGCAATGACCTCACAGGCGCAAAGGTCAAACGAATCCGCACCTTGAAAAAGTTCCTTGATGGCGAAAGTGCGGCGGACCCCTATGCCACACTCCCTATTGAGGAATGGTTTGTTGACCGAAAGGCGACTGAAACCCGAGACGTGGTTAGTTTTGAACTTGCCAGCAAATTTGACTTAGACAACAAACAGCTACCGAACCGCCAAGTTGTGGCGAACATTTGTCAATGGCAATACAGGGGTTCTGAATGCAGTTACACCGGCAGTGACTTTTTCGACGTAAATGACGACCCTGTTAGTACATTGGCTCAGGATAAATGCGGCAAGCGGCTCAGTAGCTGCAAGGAAAGGTTTGGTGAGAATAATGAGTTGTCATTTGGCTCATTCCCTGGGGCAGGGCTGCTCTCATGATGTTGCCGCCATCCTTGATGGAAAAGATCCAGGCTCATGCAGCTGAAGAGAGCCCTCAGGAATGTTGCGGGTTGGTGGCGGTGGTCAAAGGTCGCCGCAAGTATTTCCCATGCAAAAACTTGGCAGTCACACCTGAGGAACATTTTGTCTTAGATCCGCTGGACTATGCAGCAGTGGAGGATCAGGGCGAGATTATTGCTGTTGTTCATAGCCATCCAGTTACAAATCACGCACCATCACAGGCTGATCGAGTGGCGTGTGAGCAAAGCGGGTTGCCTTGGCACATCATCAACCCCAACACAGGCAACTGGGGCTGCTGCGAGCCAGAAGGCTTTGAGCTGCCTTATGTGGGCCGTGAGTTTGTTCATGGAATGGTTGATTGCTACAGCTTGTGCCGCGATTGGTATAAACGGGAGTGGGGGCTTGAGCTGAAGAATTATCCAAGGCGTGATCAGTGGTGGGAAAACGGCGAAAACCTGTATTTGGACAACTTTAAAAAGGAAGGGTTTCACCCTATCCCGGTGTCTGAGCTGCGGCGGGGTGATGCTCTGTTGATGCAGCTAGCCTCACCTGTCCCTAACCATGCAGCTATCTACATCGGGGATCAGCAGGTTTTGCACCACGTTCAGGGGCGATTGTCGAGTCGCGATGTGTTCGGCGGTTATTATTTGAAAAATGTAGCCTGCGCTTTGAGACATGAAAGTTGTTAAGGTCTACGGCGCGTTGCGTGAGCAGTTAGGCCAAGGCAAATTTGAGTTTGTAGCTGATACACCCGCTCAAGCACTGAAGGCATTGCTTGTCAATTTTCCTGGGCTTGAAAAGTGGTTGCTAGACAGTGAAAAGCGTGGGGTTGCGTATCGGGTAACGGTCGGGAAGCAACCTGTTCACAACGACGACGTGTCGGGGTTGTTTTTGCCTTGGAGCGAACAGGAGGTTTTTAGCATTACGCCTGTTTTGATGGGTGCAGGCGGTGGGGTTGGGCGAATCCTTATTGGAGTGGCACTTGTCGCCGCCAGTATCTTTATCCCAGGAGCGATGGCGATTGGCTTTGGGCTTCAATTCGGCGCGATTAGCTTAAGCGTGGGGGTTATCGGAGCTGGTTTAATTTTGACCGGCGTAGCTCAAATGATTTCGCCAACTCCTAAACCTCCAGGGCTGCGCGAACAGGATGACGCTGTTCGGCTGGAATCAAATGCTTTCAGCGGGATGGTCAACACCACAAGACAGGGTGTTGCCGTACCAATAGCCTATGGACGTGTGTTCGCTGGTTCAGTGGTTCTTTCTGCTGGCCTTGACGTTGATCAGGTTTAACAATGACTAAATCGAAATATATTGCTGGGGCTGGTGGCGGAGGTGGTGGTTGTTTTACTGCTGAAACGCTTATTGCTGTTCCTGGCGGACAGACTCGCATTGATGAGATTGTTGTTGGCTCAAACGTTCTTAGCTTCGACGACAAAGGCGAGATCCACTCAGCCAAAGTCCTGAAGGTCCATAAGCATGAAAATGAAAGAGTTGTCAGGTATACGCTCTGGGGCGGTGAGTTCTTAGACGCAACGCCTAATCATTGGGTTCTGAACCAGTACAACGCTTTCGTTGAAATTGGAACGCTTGAGGCTGACGATTGCGTTGTTGATTCACTAAATCAGCTCCGGCCTATCCTCAGCCGCGACGAGCTGGGCAACCATACGGTTTACAACCTGACGGTTGAAGGTCGCCATACGTTCATCGCAAATGGTGTTCGTGTTCACAACGCTGGACTAGGCAGCAGGATCATTGGTTCTGGCGGTGGAGGTGGCGGCGGCAAAGGAGGAGGAGGAGGAGGAGGAAGCAGCACCCCAACTGAGGCAGATGACTCCCTTCAATCCAAGCAGTTTGGAAACGTGCTGGACCTTCTCAGTGAGGGCGAGATCCAGGGATTGGATGACGGGAACAAAAGCGTTTTCCTTGACGGAACGCCTGTTGTAAGTGCTGGAGGAAGTAGCAACTTCTCAGGATTTACTGTTGTCACTAGAAATGGCACCCAAGGGCAAAGCTATATTCCTGGCGTTTTCAGCAACGTAGAAAATGAAGTGCCTGTTGATGTAGAGATAACAAAGGCAGTTCCTGCCACTCGAACAATTACTGACACAAATGTCAACCGTGTTCGAGTGACTATTACTGTTCCTTCACTGCAAAGATTTGAAGATGATGGCGACATTACTGGCACAAGCGTAAGTATTCAGCTTCAAGTTCAATACAACTCAGGCGGATTTAATGTTGTGAGATCAGACACTATCAATGGTAAAAGCAGCAGTCAGTACCAACGCGACTATCTAATCACGCTGACTGGAGCCTTCCCGGTAGACATTAAAGTTGTGCGTGTTACTGACGACACCAGTAGCTCAAAACTTGCAAACACAACTAGATGGTCAAGTTTTACTGAAATCATTGACGCAAAGCTTGCTTATCCAAACAGCGCCTTGGTGGGTCTGCGGTTTGACTCACGGCAGTTCAACTCAATCCCTAAGCGTAATTATTTAATCCGAGGAATCAAAGTTGCAATTCCAAGTAACGCAACGGTTGACACGACAACCCACTTAGGGCGCATTACTTATTCAGGCGTTTGGGACGGTAGTTTTCAAGCAGCAACCTGGACAAATGACCCGGCGTGGTGCTTTTGGGATCTGCTGACAAACGAACGCTATGGAGCAGGGGTACCTGACTCATCACTGGACAGGTATGACTTCTTTTCAATTAGTCAGTATTGCAACGAATTGGTCGATGATGGCAGAGGAGGGCAAGAGCCTCGCTTTAGCTGTAATTTGTTGATCAATCAACGCAAGCAAGTCTTTGACGTTATCAAAGAAATGACAAGCATCTTTAGGGGTATTTCATATTATGGGGCAGGGTCGCTGGTGTTGTTGCAGGACAAGCCGTCTGATGCACAATTTACGCTAGGCCCAGCAAATGTTACTGATGGGCTGTTTGCTTATTCAGGGTCATCACTTCGCAGCCGGCATACTTGCGCGACCGTTGGCTACCAAAGTTACGACGAACAAGGCGAAGTTTCTTTTGAGTATGTTGAGGATGAAAATGCTGTTAGTAAATACGGTGTAAACAACAAAGAAATCAAAGCTGTCGGCTGCTATTCACAGGGGCAAGCTAATAGGCTTGGCAAATGGACTCTCTTAAGTGAGCAAGACTTATACGAAACTTGCACGTTTTCAATCGGCATTGACTCAGGAATAGTGCTGCGCCCTGGCACGGTTGTGGACATTGCTGACCCGTTGCGTGCTGGAACGCGCAGGAATGGCCGCGTTTCTGCTGCTACCTCGTTACAAGTAACGATTGACAGCACAACAGAACTGGCTGTCAATCTTGGCAATGGTCCCACAATTTCAGTAGTCTTACCGACTGGCTTAGTTGAAACACGCGATATAGACAGCATCAGTGGTGCCGCTGTTAATGTCACGGCTGCATTTAGTGAAGCTCCTGCGGTTAATGCTCCTTGGCTAATACAAACAACAGATATTCAGTCTCAACAATTTCGTGTTGTAGCTGTTGCCGAAGGAGATGACGGCGCATTTGACGTTACTGCGCTTAAGTACAACGAAAGCATTTATAACGCAATTGAACAAGACTTGAATCTGACGCAGCGCGATATTACAAATGTTTCAGCTACTCCTGGGGCGGTGACAGATCTCACGGTAACTGAGTTCCTCTACGAAGACGGCGGGACGGTTCGCACTGGTGTGGACGTTACATGGACAAGCCCGATTCAGAATGTCCAAGACTTTGTTGTTAAATACCGCCTTGACAATAATAATTTCATTCAAACAATCACGCAGACGCAATCAATCCAAGCAAGAGGATTGAGGGCGGGATCTTTTGAATTACAAGTTACGGCTAGGAGTTTTATTGGCAGAAGCGGTCCTACCACTTCGCAGACGTTTGCGCTGCAAGGTAAAACAGCCGTTCCAGGCAACGTTTCAAATCTTACTTTGGAGCCATTGAATTACAACAGTGCTCCGTTGCGTTGGAACGAGAGTGTTGACCTCGATGTAAAAGTAAGCGGCAAGGTTCACATCCGCCACAACAACCTCACAGACGGCAGTGCGACTTGGAGCAACAGTGACGACCTGATTCAATCCATTG